CTCAAGCCCAACGGCTATCGGCAGTTCAATACCGCCTACATCGAGATTCCGAAAAAGCAGGGCAAGTCCGAGCTTGCCGCCGCAGTGGCGCTTCTGCTCACCTGCGGTGACGGAGAGGAACGAGCCGAGGTCTACGGATGCGCTGCCGACCGCCAGCAGGCATCCATTGTTTTCAATGTGGCGGCAGATATGGTGCGTATGTGTCCTGCGCTCTCAAAGCGGGTCAAGATACTGGATTCCCAGAAGCGGCTCATTTATCAGCCAACGGGCAGTATCTACCAGGTGCTCTCCGCCGATGTCGGCAACAAGCACGGCTTCAACACTCACGGTGTGGTATTCGATGAACTGCACACGCAGCCGAACCGCAAACTCTTTGATGTCATGACCAAAGGCTCCGGCGACGCTCGTATGCAGCCGCTGTATTTCCTCATCACCACGGCCGGCAATGATACGAAGTCCATCTGTTATGAGATTCACCAGAAGGCAAAGGACATCATCGAGGGACGCAAGATCGACCACACCTTCTATCCGGTCATCTATGGTGCGGAAGAATCAGACGATTGGACGGACCCGAAGGTCTGGAAGAAGGCAAATCCCTCTCTCGGCATCACGGTCGGCATCGATAAGGTCAAAGACGCCTGCGAGTCTGCCAAGCAGAACCCCGGCGAGGAGAACGCCTTCCGACAGCTTCGCCTCAACCAGTGGGTCAAACAGGCGGTGCGTTGGATGCCGATGGACAAGTGGGACAAATGCGAGTTCGCTGTCAGCGATGATGATCTGGAAGGCCGTGTCTGTTACGGCGGTCTGGACCTGTCTTCAACAACGGACATTACGGCATTCGTTCTGGTATTCCCACCGGAAGATGAGAACGACAAATATGTCATCCTGCCGTACTTCTGGATACCGGAAGACAACCTCGATCTCCGAGTCCGGCGTGACCATGTGCCATACGATGTATGGGAGCGGCAAGGCTTTTTACAGACCACCGAGGGTAATGTTGTTCATTACGGCTACATCGAGAAGTTCATCGAGAGCCTGGGTGAGCGTTTTAATATTCGAGAAATTGCCTTCGACCGTTGGGGCGCTGTGCAGATGGTGCAGAACCTTGAGGGCATGGGCTTCACAGTCGTTCCTTTCGGACAGGGATTCAAGGATATGTCCCCGCCCACCAAGGAGCTGATGAAACTGGTGCTGGAGCAGAAAATAGCCCACGGCGGGCATCCGGTTCTCCGCTGGATGATGGACAACATCTTCATCCGCACCGACCCGGCAGGCAACATCAAGCCGGACAAGGAAAAATCCACAGAGAAAATCGATGGTGCTGTGGCAACGATTATGGCACTTGACCGCGCTATCCGCTGCGGCAACGATAATGGTGCTTCGGTTTATGATAACCGAGGCATTTTGTTTATATGAAGGGAGTTTTACTATGGGTATCTTTTCAGGGCTGTTCAAATCCAGGGACAAGCCTCAAGACAGAACAGCAGGCAGCAATTATGCTTTCTTCTTCGGCGGTACTACTTCCGGTAAAGCAGTGACGGAGCGCTCGGCCATGCAGATGACTGCCGTGTATTCCTGTGTCCGCATCCTATCGGAGGCTGTGGCGGGGCTGCCGCTGCACCTATACAAATACACGGACAGCGGCGGCAAGGCAATGGCGCTCGACCATCCGCTCTACCGCTTGCTCCACGATGAGCCGAACCCGGAGATGAGTTCTTTCGTGTTCCGGGAAACCCTCATGACGCACCTTCTCCTCTGGGGCAACGCTTACGCGCAAATCATCCGCAACGGTAAAAATGAAATCGTTGCTTTGTATCCGCTTATGCCCAACAAGATGTCGGTGGACAGAGATGAAAATGGGCGTCTCTACTACACCTATTACCGTGGCTCGGACGAAGCCATCAAAAACAAGGAGTTCGCCGTAACGCTTCAGCCCTCGGATGTGCTTCACATTCCGGGACTCGGTTTTGACGGCCTGGTCGGCTACAGCCCCATCGCTATGGCAAAGAACGCTATCGGCATGGCTATCGCCTGTGAGGAGTATGGTGCAAAGTTCTTCGCCAATGGTGCTGCACCGGGCGGTGTGTTGGAACACCCTGGTACGATCAAAGACCCGCAGCGTGTGCGGGAGAGCTGGCAGTCCACCTTCGGCGGCAGCGGCAATGCCAATAAAATCGCTGTGCTTGAGGAAGGCATGAAATACACGCCCATCGGCATCTCGCCGGAGCAGGCGCAGTTCCTGGAAACACGCAAATTCCAAATCAATGAAATCGCTCGAATTTTCCGAGTCCCGCCCCACATGGTCGGCGACCTGGAAAAGTCGAGCTTTTCTAATATTGAGCAGCAGTCCTTAGAGTTCGTGAAGTACACTCTTGACCCCTGGGTCATCCGCTGGGAGCAGTCCATTCAGCGGTCACTCCTTTCGCGGGACGAAAAAGCCGTGTATTTCGTGAAGTTCAATCTGGAAGGCTTGCTTCGCGGCGATTACCAAAGCCGCATGAACGGGTACGCCATCGGGCGTCAGAACGGCTGGATGTCCGCAAATGACATCCGGGAACTGGAAAACCTCGACCGTATCCCGGCAGAGGATGGCGGCGACTTGTACCTCATCAACGGCAATATGCTCCCACTGAAGAATGCGGGTGCTTTTGCAGATACACCTACCGATGACGGAAAGGAGGAAGAAACCGATGAAGAAATTCTGGAATTGGAAGACCCGAACGGTGACCAATCAGGAGACACAGGAGCAGGTTCAAGAGAGGACGCTGTTTCTGAACGGGACCATCGCCGAGGAAAGCTGGTTTGACGATGATGTCACCCCGCAGCTTTTCAAGGACGAGCTCATGTCTGGCAGTGGCAACATCACCGTGTGGATCAACAGTCCCGGTGGTGACTGCGTGGCGGCGGCTCAAATCTACAATATGCTCATGGACTACAAGGGTGATGTGACGGTCAAGATCGACGGCATTGCGGCATCCGCAGCGTCCGTCATCGCTATGGCAGGCACGAAAGTGCTGGTGTCTCCGGTGTCCATGCTCATGATCCACAACCCCATGACGGCGGCATTCGGCAATTCGGAGGAAATGCAGAAAGCCATCGAAATGCTCTCAAGCGTTAAGGATTCCATCATCAACGCCTATGAGATCAAGACGGGGCTTTCCCGTGCCAAGCTCTCGCACCTCATGGATGCCGAAACTTGGATGGACGCAAACAAGGCTGTGGAACTCGGCTTTGCGGACGGGATCATGAGCCGCGCCGATGAGACTGAGGACATAGCCGCACCCACCGTTTCCATGCTGTATTCCAAGGCAAACGTGGTGAACTCCCTCATGGAGAAGATCGCCGCAAAGTGCGCCATTGAACCCAAACCCAACCGTACACAAAAAGCCGATGACCTTATGGATCGGCTCAATCTCATTAAAAACTGGAGGTAATTCAATATGACTATCAACGAACTGCGTGAAAAGCGCAACCAGGCTTGGAACGCTGCAAAGGCATTTGTGGAAACCAAGCGTGACAAGGACGGTCTGCTTTCCAATGAGGATTCTGCGACCTATGCTCAGATGGAAAAGAAGGTACAGGACTACAGTGCTGAGATCGAGCGCATGGAGGCTATGTCCGCAATGGAAGCAAAGCTGAACAAGCCCACTTCTTCTCCCATCACCGAGAAGCCCATGAACGGCAAGTCCACCGCTGACGAGAAGCCTAAGACCGGTCGTGCTTCCGATGCCTATCGCACCGGAATGCTCACCGCCCTTCGCAGCAACTTTCACCAGGTGAGCGATGTCCTTCGCGAGGGTGTTGACGCTGACGGCGGCTACCTCGTACCCGAAGAGTATGATTCCCGCCTCATTCAGACGCTTTCCGAGGAAAACATCATGCGAAAGCTCGGTCATACCATCACCACATCCGGTGAGCATAAGATCAACATTGCTGCGACCGCACCTGCCGCTGCGTGGATCGAGGAAGGCGGCGCACTCTCTTTCGGTGACGCCACCTTTGCACAGATCCTTCTGGATGCGCACAAGCTCCATGTTGCCATCAAGGTGACCGAGGAACTGCTCTACGACAATGCGTTCAAGCTGGAGGATTACATTCTCACCGAGTTCGGCAAGGCACTTGCCAATGCCGAGGAGGACGCATTCCTCAACGGCACCGGTGTCGGTCAGCCCCTCGGTCTGTTTGCGGAGACTGGCGGCGGTCATGTGGCAGAAACGCTTACTGCGGCACTCAAGAGCGATGATCTCATCACCCTCATCCATGCACTGAAGCGTCCCTACCGCAAGTCTGCCTCTTTCATCATGAACGACAAGACCATCGCACAGATCCGCAAGCTGAAGGACAACAACGGTGCGTATATCTGGCAGCCTTCCTATCAGGCAGGCGAACCGGACCGCATTCTCGGCTACACGGTTCATACCTCTGCGTATGCTCCGGAGAATGCTATTGCGTTCGGCGATTACAGCTACTACAACATCGGCGACCGCGGCACCCGTTCCTTCAAGCAGCTCAACGAGCTTTTCGCGGGCAACGGTATGATCGGTTTCGTGGCTAAGGAACGTGTGGACGGCAAACTTATTCTCCCCGAAGCCGTTCAGATCCTCAAGCTGAAAACCGAATAAGGAAGGAGGCGGCGGTGATGGACGAGCTTCTCTCCAAAGTGAAAGCCAACCTTATCCTGGAACATACGGCGGATGATGAGCTGCTGAAAAGCTACATCACCGCCGCTGTTTCTTACGCCGAAAGCTACCAGCACATCCCGGAGGGCTTCTACAAAGAGAACCCCATGCCGCCCACCACGGAGCAAGCCGTCATCATGCTGTCGTCCCACTTCTACGAAAGCCGGGACGGCAGCACAGGCGGTTTCTTTGCGGATAACACCGGAGCGGCGCAGCAGGTGTGGAACACGGTCAATCTGCTGCTCCGCTTGGATAGGCGGTGGCAGGTATGAGTTTCGGAAAGATGAACGGCTTCGCCGACATCGTGGAAACCCGCCAAGTCAAGGACAGCGAGGGCTTTACACATTCCGAGGATGAAGTCCTCGCTTCCGTCCGTGTATACCGGGAAGGTCGGCATGGCAGTCAGCGTTGGGCGAACCTCGCTGCATTCAGTGAGGCGACCGACCTCTTCCGCTTTCGGTGTATTCCTGGGCTGACGATCACTACCGACCAGTTTCTCATTTGCGATGACTGTCGCTACGACATTGTGTCAGTAGAGGATGTAAAGGGGCGTGGGATGTACATTGAGGTGCTGGCGAAAAAGGAGGTGCCGACCGTTGGCTAAGTGCGATATGAAAATGCCGGAGGATTTTCTTCTGAAGATATCCAAGCTCGGCAGCAACTTTGACAGCGTGGCTGATACCGTCCTGCAGGCCGGTGGTGAGGTCGTGCTGAAGAGAGTCAAGAGCAATCTTTCCTCCGTTATCGGCAGAGGAACAAAGTTCAAATCCCGCACCACTGGCGAACTGGAAGGTGCGCTCGGCCTTTCTCCCTCCAAGCTGAACCGGGACGGCAACCACGACATCAAGGTCGGTTTTGCCGAGCCTCGCTCGGACGGCGGCAGCAACGCCAAACTTGCCAACATTCTCGA